CATTCTCCTCTTTTGCCTCAACGAAAAAATTGGTTCAATACCTGACGATACATTGTTTAATAGAAGTGAGATTGTGCCAGCGGGCTGACAAGTAAGCAATGAACAATTTCTTATACCGTATTCGGTAATATCATTAATTATTCGTTCTGGTAATTCTTTCACAAATTTGCCTGCCAAGAATTTGTCTTTATCAAACTTTGGGAAAGGTCCCTTGATTTTTGCTAACTCGACTGACGCTTCGTAGGCGGCATTCCTTATTGTTTGCATCAATACGTCAACAAGCGAAATAGCCTCGTCGGAATCATATTTTATTTTTAACATGGTTAACATATCTGCGAGCCCGGTAATTCCTAATCCTATTCGACGGTCCTGAAGAGCTACTTTTTCGTTTTGCTTTAGAGGATAGTTTGTCACATCTAAAACTGTGTCTAGCATAAACACAAGCTCTCTAACTGTATTCTTTAGCCCTTCAATATCAACTTCTTGATTGATGAACGGACTTTTTACGAAAGTTGGGAGTATGACCATCCCCAAGTCGCAGCACCCCCACGCAGGGAGGGGTATCTCACCACATGGATTAGTAGATTCGATTTTTTGATAGTAGTAGGTGTTTGATACATCGTTGACTCTATCTTTAAAGAAGATCCCTGGTTCGTTATAGTTGTACGCATTGTCGACGAACTTGTCGAATACGGTTCTCGCTTTGAGCTTACCATAAATTTTTCCTCCATGCCGGAGGTCATATTCTTTGTCATTTTTGAGAGCCTCTATAAAGTCATTAGTGATACCGATAGAAATGTTGAAATTGGTGAGACCGCTATTCTTCTTAGCCGTGATGAAGTCAAGGATGTCTGGGTGATTTACATCAAGTATGGCTATTCCAGCACCCCGGCGGTTTCCTGCAGATTTCATTGTGGCAATCATACTATCCCACGTATCCATGAAAGATAATGGTCCGGATGCAGTTGAGTTGACACCTTTTACATATGCTCCCTTGGGCCTGACTGAAGAAAAATTAGTTCCGAATCCGCCACCAGCTTGCTGAATCTTAGAAGCTGCTTCGAAACTGGTACCTAATATCGAATCTATTGAATCTTCTATAGGCACGACAAAACAATTCAAGGCCGTCAATCGAACGCATGGATTCCCAAGTGCCAACAGAGCTCTTCCTGCTACAATTCCTCTCCGTTCGGCCATACATTTATAGAAATCATCTTCAAGCTCCTCAACATTTACTTTTTCAGGGAGGTCTTTTACATTCTTTACGAATCCTGCTGCTAATGTTTTGGCAACACGTTGGAATGCCTCTGAAGGTTCTGTTTCAAGAAGTTTTGATTGCGCCATCGGATTATCAGATGTTTGCGCTTCGCGAACAGCATACTTCTCATGAAAGATTTCTTTATTAAAATCGGGCAAAGATTCAGCGGCCCTTTTGATTTCTAACTCGGTCATTTAGATACTCCATCTGTCTTGTTCTTTCGCCAGTCTCGTTGCATGACGGTTTCAGCAGTATAAAATAACGTTTTCCCAAAATCTATCCCTAAGTGCGAACATAGTTGCATGAGATAAATGACAGTGTCGGCAACACCATCGGCTAATTCGTACAAAGCTTTTTCATCTAACCCAGATTGATGCTGCCTTATTTTCTGTTTCGCTTTTACAATTATGTGTGCTACTTCACCAAGTTCTTCGGTCGCACCAAGCGCCATCCATTCAGGACCTGTACACTCTAAATCAAAGTTATCTTCTTGCCATTTTTTTAAACTACGTTGTAGTTCTGAAATGGCTTCGAGTGCTTCTCTATGGCTTGATGAGATTGGATTCTGCGGCTTGTGATGCTGCATCTTTTGTTTTCTCCTCATCTTCTTTTTCCTTCTTTGCGATCGCATCAGCAATTTCTTTTTGCATTTTTGCCGCAGCGTCTTCAGAAAATGCTTTAAATCGTTCTTCTAGCTCAATCTGTTTATCTTCAGGAAGAGTGTTTTTTAATTCAGACAACAGAAAATTAATCCTAATAGACAACCGAGTTATATCTTGAATCAACATCGAATATGCTTGACGAAAATTGCCATCAATCGTTCTTAATATCCCGTCTAACTTAATTTGATTTTGTTGCAATTGACTTATTGCTTTTTGAGTTTCTTGCTGAATTTGGAAATCCAGCGATGCTTTTGTCATTCCCATCTTATTCTCCTATCGACATTGTATTCAAATATAGGCTGTCTATTGTTTGACGGCAGCGCATCGTTCGATTAAGCGTTTCTTCGTCTGTCATATCGGCGATATCATTGCAGGGCATGTGTTCTGGAGCGATATAAGACCAATTTGATGGTATAAACTCGCATTCTTTTTGTAATCGTTTTACAAATTGGTCCACATCTTTTATTATAACATCTTTATCGAAACATAGACAGAACTTTGTCGTCTTGCTTTGTTTCTTCACATACTCGGCGAGTGAACCCCAATTCCCTTTACCAAATGTGCAAACTGCGTTATACCCAAATTGAGCTGCTTTCATTAAATTAAACATGCTTTCGACTACAAGTATCGTTTGAGAATTATTTTTCTCATACGCATAATGTAGCTTCATCTGAGGGTCAGATTTACGAATTATATGTTTCCGACCAATAATAGCTTTTTCTGTATATTTTCTAGCATAGAAAGCATAGCTATTAAGCTCGATGATAATGAATCCAAAATAAAAGTGATTCGTATTCGTGATAGGCCATATCTTGAAGTTTTTCTTTAGGAATCGTAGGTCGAATCCTCTAGAAATCATATATCTTTTAGCTTCGTTTGCAAAAGTTTCATTTCTGCTAAAATCAATTGGCATTTTAATCTTTGGCGAAGAAAGCGATACCACTTCAGGACGAAATACTTGGTTTTTTGTCTCATACTTTATACCATATTGTTTTAAAAAAGATGTTAATGAACCGTGGAAAGGACATCGATAACAGTTATAGGCGTTCTTAGAGAAGCTGAGACCAAGATGATATTTTCTATCAGTGCATTTAGGGCACCTGATATTTATTTCCTTTTTGCCTTTCCAATCTCTATAGTTTGGGTCGATGGCAAATCTCTGCTCGATTTCACGAACGGTATCACCAATATTAATATATTCGGTTCTTTGAAATGTATGAGTTTCCATCTAAGCCCTTCATTGCGAGGATCGTATTGTCGAAGACGTATGTCATATCCTCGACCGCTGCATGATGTGAAATAAATAAAACCATCATGTTGAGGTTGATTGCATATTGTTTAATAAATTCTATCACATATTTTGACCAGACAAGGTCAAGATGATCGCAGGCTTCATCGACGATTAAAAATTTGAGTTTATTATTCTTGAAATATGTCATAGCAATATCGAGAAGAGATATAACAATAACGATATCTATTTTGGCTTTTTCCCCTGAACTTAGCTGATCATATTTAAATTGACGTCCATCTATTTCGATGAGTTCTACGATGCTATTATCATTTATATTAAAATGAAGATGAAAATCTTTATTGTAGAAATTATTAATATGCTTTTGGATGTTTGCATTTAAAACTTTTAATAGGTCTGCCGCTAGAGTCATTCTAGTCTTAGATTTGGGCACGAGCATTTCTCTCCAGAAATCTGTTATTTCTAATTTGCTTTTGGAATCGCGCCACTCAACCTCAACATCTGCTAGCCTTGCTTCGACTTCGTCAACTTGATCGACAGCAGAGGTGATGTTACTGAATTTCTCTATTGTCTTCTTGTTATTTTTTATTTGATAAGTTTTTTCATTGATGAGCCGAGTGCACTCATCGGCATTCATAACGGCTTTTTCATATTTATCAATAGTTTCATCAGACTTCAGCTGACTTATTTGCGTCAATATATCATTGAGCTTATCGGCATGCTCTTTTATCTTGGCATTTTCATTAGCTAAAATTGCTTCTCTATTGGGGATTGGCTGTTTGCAAGCGTGGCACTTTTCATTTTTTTCATAATACTTAGCGCGTTTTTGATGCTCTGAAATGTTATGCTCTAGTTTTATCTTATTTTCTGACAATTTATTGATTTTACTGCTGATGTTTTCGACTGCTGCGTGGAGTTCAGATACAATTACTGAATATGAATCTCTTTTATTTTCCTGTAGTCCTATTTCGCCCGCTAATCTTATATTTGCTTCGTTCAATAAGGCAATATTCTCGTTGACATTTTTATTGACGCTTTCCTCTTGTTGAACTAAAGTTTCTAATGATTTTTTTAAGGCATAATATTCAGTATCATTCTTTTGATGAACCGTTTGATCTTCTTTCGCAACATTTGATAGCGTAATGAATATCTTACTCACTATATTCAGATTCAAAACTCGTTCGAGTATATCTATTTTTTGTGAACTGTTTCCTTTGACGAATCGAAATAGCTCAGGATTTAATACATTATTATTCACAAACATCGGATAATCCATTCCGATCAATGATTCAATTTTTGTTTGAACTTCTGTATTCGTCATACTATTTGATATACAAATGCCATCTTCATATAATATACACTTAGAAAATATAGGCTTTGTAGATCTAATGCGCTCTATGACGTAAGAATGCTTTATGACACCGTCAGACGAGTCGACAAATGATAAAGCGATTCGAAGAGGGTCGGTTGATTTCTTGCAGACTAGATCATCAAGATTCAATTCTTTTTTGAGTGATCTACCATAGAAAGCGAACACGATGGCATCTACGATGGTCGATTTTCCAGCACCGTTCGATGATTTGTCAAATTCATCAACGCCCTTGATGAGAACAAGATTTCCTTGTTTCTCGGTAAATGAGATTTTATGTGATCCCAAATAGGAGTTGAAATTCTCAATTACGATTTCGCCTAATTTAACAGACATACACGTTTTAGCCTCGTGATATATTGTTCGATTTGTTCATCAGTTTTGCCTTGAGATTTAAGTATCCTTATTCCATGATCGATGATTAAATCAATAACATTTACATTTTCCATTGAGCTTGAAATAGCGTCGGTTTCGTTTAATTCTTCTTCAGAATCCAGGTTTTTAGTCTCATATGCGGTAAATAAATGAGCATAATCTCTAATAAAATCACTCGATTTCTTTTTACCCATTTCATTCCCTAGTGAGAAGATTCGGGCATATACATCAGTAAGAGAATGTTTCACTATTTCTGTTTCAATAAACTTTATCTTCTGCTTTACATTTTCGGTTTTTTCAAGATTAAACTTGACAAAGAACGGGCAATATGGATTCTCTTTATAGGTTATCTTATAGCTACCTGGTTCAATGTCTACTATCGTAATACCCTTCCGGTTTAATGAATCTCCAAAATTATGATTCAGGGCAGATCCGATGTAATAGAAATTGTTGTTGATCTGCTTCTTGAAATGGATATGGCCCGAGAAAACAGCTTTATAGGTATCGAGGTGCAAGTCTTTATATGTATTGAACTGCCCCAGCTGGTATGTCGAGGAAATCAGCCCTTCATATGCTTCTTTTATGTCAAGATGGCAGAATATATATACGTCTGTCTTACTATTCTTATATTTCTCGTATAATGATTGAAATGCTTCTTTGGTTTTTTCTGGGTCTCTTATGTACGGCACGAAAATTAGATGCGAATTTATTTCGCTTATGAATTTTACTTTTATGCTTTTCTTGACCAACACTGTCCCGTGTACATTTTCAAATGTATCGACGGCAGAAACATCATCACTTCTATCGTGATTCCCCTCAAGGATAACTCCAGATTTAGACAAACAACACTGGTTGATCGAATTGACTGCCTTGACTACAGTATTATATCGTTCTACATAAAATCGAAGCGCTTGATGGAATGTATCTCCCATATTGATCGTCATCATCACGTTATTTTCTTTAGTGACTTTTGCAATCCACGCTAGAGTAGAATACAATTCATCGACTCTAGAATATTCGGTAAATTGATGTTTTTGTCTTTTTACATTGAAGCTATAGAGGTTAGCAGCATGCAAATCGCCATATAAAAGTAGTCTCATGTTTTGATAGGTAGCATCTTATTGAAGGGTTCTATGAATTTATCAACTTTTGATAAGATCGTATTGATATTCTCGCGAATAAGAAGTTGCATAAAGTCCATTCTTGAAAACGACGGATGTGATTCGATGGCTGAATAAATTAGACTAAGCGATTGAGGAGACCATTCCATATCTATTAGATCAACAAGCTTATAGTTCAATTCTAAGAGCTCTCTATTTCCTTCGAAATATTTCCAATATTTCTTTTTTAACGCTTGATTCGAATCGAATTCGAGATAGAGTTCGTCGACAGTAGTCGGCTTCTTAGACATCATCATATCAAACATTTGCTGAATCTTCTTGTCACCAAAAAGTTTTATTCCGGGAATGTTATCTGAACTGTCTCCTCTAATAGCTTTATATAGACGATAGCAACTAATTGGGAAGTTCTTGACAGGGAAGACCTCTTCCATGTTGCAGCGAGCGATATATTGTTTCTTGTGCGGGTTGAAGATCTTGATATTTTCATGATCAAGAAGTTGGTAGAAATCTTTATCATTAGAGACAATCGTTACTGTCTTGCCTCTATCTGTAAAATGTTTAGCAACAAACGATATCAATGAATCGCCTTCAATTTGCTTTACGATAACTAATTTGACAGGTAGAGTCTTCAGAATATCGATAATGACCGATTTCTGTCGTTTTCTACTCTCGATCTCATTCATCTTTACCGTCAGATCGTATCCGGCAAGAGCACCAAGATCAATATTGCGATTAGCTTTATAGTCTTTGTATAACCCTTTCTTACGAACGTCCCGCCCGAAGTCAAAGATAATGTAGCATTCTTCTGGCTTCTCTGTATCGATAAGTTTCCGGAGATGCTGCAAGAATACATAGATTGCAGTAGTATCCTGACTCTTAGAGTTCTGAAGCATTGCATCTGTCATTGAGAAGAAAGCTCTAACAAACAGGTTAGAACCATCGCATACGATGATATCGCTCACTCTTTATCCAGTTCTCTGACTGTCATAGTAACTAATTCGACTAATTCATCAAAAACTTCGATAGGATAGTTAGCCCATTCTATGCCAAGAGCAGACTCTACTCTCGTTGTTTTATAGATCTTGCTTATAATCTCTTGTAATTCTTCATACGTTGGCTTACTCATAATTCCCCCATGAAATGGGCATAGATTGCATCTAATACAAAACGAACTTTTTTCTTTGGATGCCCAATCTCCTTTTGTGTTTCTTTAATAAGATCCTCGTACTTCACGCTGTCTCCATTCATCATCTTTGATTTAATGCTTTCTAGTATCTCTGCATAACTTTCATCTTCTGGCAGATTCAACGAATCTGGTGTGAGCTTTAGAACATAATCTCTAATAGCCGACAAATTCTCGAAGCCATTCTCTTCATCGGTCCCGAGTTCGAAGTTGATTGTTGAATCATCAAGAGCGATTGACGTTGGGTCTTCTGAATTCATCGAAGTATCCCGATACTGCGACTTCAAATACCAGAAGATCTTGTTTCGTGCTACTCCTGTGAAATATGAGAATGCATCTCCCTTTTCTTTAGACCACCTCGGTGCAGCTTCTAAAATTCCGACCCAGGCTTCTTGTGAAAGATCATCGTTAACAGAATTTCTTCGGAGAAGTTTATATCGTCCAATTACTCCAGATATAAGCCTCTTAAATGTAGGCTCTAGCTCATCTATGATTGCTGTGTCTCTTGTCTTTTGCCATTTGTCGATGAGCTCTTCGACTTTTGGATTGTCGAAGTACATCCTTTTGATCATTTGAGTATAGCATAGATCTTATCTTTGTTCTCAGCATAGACTAGACCCCATTCCTTTCTCTTGAACTTTATGATGCCCGACGTAGTCGAATCAGTAATGTCTTGATTAAGATTAAGTTCGTTTGTTATGCCCGTCGTTAATCTCTTCTGAACTTTAAGTTCTTCATAGACCGTAAGAGCTTCATCAAACAATCCAGTGGAGTGGTTGAAGATGAGATCTGTTTCAAGAAGAGGAGTATACGCTTTATTTTTTATGGTTTTTGCTCTAATTTTCTTCCCAGTGATTCCGGCGGGTTCGTCGATTTTCACAGTATTCGTTGCATCTAGTTTGATTCTCTGTATGGATGCAAACTTAGGCGCATGCCCCCCGGGGGAAGAATATTTTTCGCCGAAAGTCTGCCCTACATTTTCTCTAACTTGATTGACGATTAGAAGTGTTACTTGTGCCTTTTGAATTGGGAGAGTGAGCTTGCGGAGGCCCATAGAATTGACTCTTGCTCTAACTGCCATTTCTTTTGTATATTCCTCGCCCCCTTCCATTTCGATCTCTTTTTTACTTGGAGTTTGAGCTAAAGAATCCCATACAATCAGTGCTGGCCCTTCCCATGATTTTTCTTTTACTTTCGATAGGAGAACTTGTCCTATTGTATCATACACATCTTCAAGACATCCGGGTTGAGCGAAAATGAGAGAATCTATATCGACGCCGAGCATCTTAAGCCTCGCCATAGAAGTTGCAGCTTCTGTGTCTAGATAGACTACTGGCATATCTCTTTTTTGCGCTTGAGCAGCGATCATTGCTGCGAGTGTAGATTTACCCGTTGCCTCTAGTCCTAAAAGCTCTACTACTCCCCCGACAATAATTCCCCCACCTAATTTTTTGTCTAAAGTGGGAATACCAGTAGGAATAAAATCAAATGCGTCTATTTGGATATGTTCGGCAGAACCGAAAATTGCTTCACGTATTTTTATAAGGCTAGGACCCTTCTTTTTCCCATTTGAAGGGGCTGCTTCTTCATTGCCTGCTTTTACTTTCATTTATGTCTCCTTAAAACGGTAGATCTTCTTCTTGATTGGGCTCTGAATTTGGTCCTACTCCTTCAACGAAAGGCTCATTTCCTCTTAGCTTATAGTCAGAGTCTTTCTTAAACCCTTCGAGAGAAGCTTCGAATTGTCTTGACTTTGCTTCCATCTTATCTGCTCTAGCGGCACCTTCTTCCGACCGTATGACCTCTTCAGTATAATCTTGCAAAGCATGAAGTACGGAGGCGATTGTTTGGCTGTCGCATGTGAGTTGTTGATTGATTAATTTGTCAATTGGTTTTTCGTTGACAGAAATTAGAATTGATTTGAATCCCTGAGAGTCTGTAGGGATGGCGACTTCAGGATTGACTTCGATATCAAATTTCTTTTCGGCATTTGTGAATAGTTTGACGCGATGTCGTAGAGCGTCTATAAGGTTGAGTTCTTTTTCTGTCATGAGGCGGGCGATTTTCTCCATCAATATAGCATAGAGATAATCTTGAAAGAAGCAATACTTAATTTTCTTTTCGTGTATTACGTATGTTACGAAAAACTTCGTAGGTACTGCAATTTTGAATACAGATTTTGGCAGTCTGGTTTCTGCCATCCAATGATCGATCGCGCATCCAGTACAATTGATTCTTTCAGATCTCATGTTAGCATAATTCTTCATGAAATCATAGGTACCAAAATGTGTGTTGACTTCTTCAAATGGATAATCGATTTCGCATTCATCAGCGCCGATGTCTATAGAGACAACTTTAGGGATGATGTAAAACTCGTAGACACTGTTTTTAGCGAATTTTAATTCTTCGACGCGTCCAAATGAACCGGAGCCAGAGACTTGCTTCTGATGAGTTTGCTCAAATGTTTCCTTCGGTCTAATATGCATTGTAAACCTCCATGCGTTATAGTTTTATTATACCACATTTTCGATGCTTTTTTACGGGTTAGAATTTTATTTGTGCGTTGATTTTTCTTTTCAGCGTTTTTGCATAATTTTCATCTATAATCTTATCATATTCTATCGTCGTCACGTAGTTCATGCGACAAATTTTTTCAGTCGTAAACGCTTTCTCGAGAGGATCGATATCTCTTTTGGCGTTATTAGCTCCAAGAATGAAATAAGTTTTCCCTCCCGATGTTTCGCCGTTTTCTGATTTATCGCCCTGAACAATAGGAATAATACTGTTTAGCAGTTTTGTCGAGTTGATTGTATAGAAAATATACGAAGGCTTGCTACCCTCTGCGTCGACTCGTTTTCTGTGAATTCTTATTGTATTGACGCTTTTAGAGAAATCAGGTTCGAATAGATCTGATACATCAATCTGTGTTGTCTTGTCGACGCTAAAGATTATGACAATTGTTTGATTATCGACGACATCAAATCGGTCATCGAATGCTTCATCCTTCAAATCATAAGTATAGAATCTTTCTTTATCTATCTTATAGATGATTGCTTTATCTGTGAACGAATGTAATTTTGGGATAAAATCAGCAATCTGTATACTAATGAAGTTCTCCGAAAATTTATTCTTTAGGGGCTTCAACGGAAAGAAAACAGAGATCAACTTTGTCGTTGAAGTTTTTTCGGTTGTTTGTTGTTCGACGGCCATTTTGCATCTCCTTAATTTATCTCATACTTCTAAATAAAATTCACTAACGTGTTAGGATAATATCCCTCCAGTCGGTAGCATTCCAGCTGCCGAAGTTGGTCCCATAGCATTGTAGTTTCCGCCATACTCATCTAAATCACTAGACTCATCATCGGCTAATTCTTCTGCTCCTTCATCACCTTCATTTTGATTTTCTTCGTCTTCCGCTGCTTGTTGTTCTTCCTCGGACATTCCCTCTTCACCTTCGGGAGGTTGACCCTGCTCAGCGGCTGCTGCATCTGCAGCCATCTTAGCTTGAGCGTATACTGGATTCAGGATAATATCTCCTTGAGGGAGTTCTTTTAGACCGTATTGCGACCTGACTTCATTTACTGTTTTAAGATATTCAACTTCCTGTTTTTCAAGTCTAATCTTTTGTTCTTCAATCAGGTCTGTGTAACCATGGAAAGCAAATTCATATTTCCCATCTGTTAGAGGATATACTAGATATCGATTGATGGTTTTTTCGACAAACCGCAACAAAGGGACAAGTCCCTTATCCTTCGAGAATTTGATTCGTTCAATTGCTGAAGAATCATTCATGGGTCTCGACTGTCCTGATACACCACCTTTGTTTGGAAAGTTGATTTCAACTGGGTCAATTTGATAAACGCCGCAAACAACATTGACGAGGTATTCTAACCATCGACCAAATTCCATATCTCGGTTAGATTGTCCAAGATTAATCCAATCTACTCCCCCTTCCGAAGATAGGATAGGAGTCTTCCAGGCATTAGATACACCAGTCAGTTGAGCATGCCACGCTCTCCTGAAAGCATCTAACTCTTCTCGTGGCACGTTAGAGCCTTTGATATTGACAATGCCCTTGGGCGTTGATCCTTGCGTAAAGAATCTTTTATTATATTCTTCTCCATAGATTTGTGAAGAAATATAGTTTAATGCCATTTCGATTTCTGAAATTCCGTATCCATTCGCTTTGATATCGGTGGTGGGATTTCTAACGGCAAAAGCCATTTCACCGTAATCATATGCAGTGTAAAGATTGCCATCGATAAACTGGACATAATAGATTCCCTTTTCAATGCGGGTTTTTGGATCAGATAATCGAATAGTTCCTGAATCAACTGCATAAAAAGCTGAAGGCTTTCCTGTCTTAGGATCTTTCACTATTTCAAAACATAATTGATCGAATGTCAAACTATCTCTTATTATTTTTCTTAAGAATGTGCCGAAGTCGTCTCGTTGAGGGTCTTTCATCTTTGTGTCGATTGTTCCACAATTATCTATGAATTCTCCGACTTCCATGATTGTTCGAACTTCTTCTTCGCTAACGTTTGGAACTTTTTTGTTCGGGTCTGCTTGCTTTAATAGATATTGATATTTCTTGTTCTTTGGTTGAATCGTATATCCAATTCTGTCGTTAGGCATGACATATGGAGTAGCAAATAGCCCGCACTGATTGATTCGGGTATTTATGATAGAAGCTATAACACCATTTCGATATGAGATTTTTCTTAGTAACTGGTAAGAAAGAGCCCATGAGGCATTCTTTGTTTTGAACTGCAAATAATCAAGAACAAATAGAGGGTCATAAAACTTAGTAACCGGGACTTGATCACGAGAATCTTGCTTGTCAAGAATTTTTCCTCCCGATAAAGCAACTTTCTGAGCCTTTTCAAGATCTGCTGCACCGGCCTGCGAGGGATCGGTTTCCGCAAAGGTGTATGACAAGTTCGACTTTTTAGTCGGTGTTTTCTTACGAGGCATTTATTTTATTCTCCCTATATCTTTTCCATCTATCGGCAACATCTGGTCGTTTCTTACCGAATTGAGGGTGTTTCGTTTTATCTTTAAATTTTTCGAGAAATAAGTTAGATAATTTTTCTCTATGCTCTTTTGAAAGTCTTTTGTTTTTCATCTTGATCGACAATTTTTTTCGAGTTTCTTCGGAAATAATGCGATTTTTCATTCTTTCTCTGATTTTTTCACATGCATCGTTCGAGAGTTTGTATCCTCCTCGCGTCGAAGGGTCTCGATTCAATGCTGATTTTCGCATTTTATCTTTTGTCTTTTCAGAGTGTAAAGAAGTGTGTCCATCTCCACCATCTGTTAAATTATAACCAATTTGTCGATCTTTTGAATTGTAAAACTTAATCCAAAATTTTTCTTTTTCACAGAGCTCTTCTTTTGATAATGCATAGTCAATATCAGTACGCTTGAATTTTTCTTTACCATACTTTTTAATTGCAACTTTTAGCCTAATTCCAGACCCCAAATATTTGGGGTCTGGAGTTTTCCTCATCATTTTTCCTATATAAATCATATTGTTTGTTAAATTTGACGTTTTATATATCGTATAAATCATGATTAATTGCCCTTTAAAAATGCTTTCCAGTCGATCACTTCGGCTGTTTCACCGAGGACGACGTTAAAATCTAATGGGTGTTTACTACTATCGTCGTACAATATTTTCTGTTTATCATAAACTGACGGTTTGGGTTTATCTTGGGCCCCAATTCCAAAGAAATCTTTATTAACGAATGAAAATGCCGATGCCTGCTTTTCGTGAACCAGTATGAAGGTGCCCACTGCAGTTGATATAATACTGTCGTCTTTCTTATTTCCCTGCGCTTCTGGTCGCCCCGATTCATTATATACGAAAGACAGAGCTTGATCTAACCAGATTCTACTATATATTACTAGCATGTTATTTCTTAGCAGTTCAGCGAGATTGTCAAGAATTAGAGGACGTGTTGTGCTGGTCGTAACAAATCCAGCCTTAGAATCTTTTGCGAAATAGATATTCGGATAGCTGCCGAGAATTTTTATCTGATCTTGCATGAATCCATTCTGAGCCCAATAACAGAGTAAGTGACCATGATTATTTCGTTCGATTACAAGTCGAGGGAATCCGTATATTGATCCCAAATGATATAGCAGTCGATAGAATTTTGGCATCGGTAATTTATCGGAAATCTCTGCGCATTGTTCAACAAATATTGGTTCTTTATTTAGTCTAAGAACGTAAGCTGAAGAATTATCAGATTGTGGATTTCCTTCGGCAGGGTCTACACACAGTATATATTGTTCACCTGGTTTATACTCTTTGTAGATTGTAATCTTATCATCCATTTGCTTTTTCTTCCAACTATCGACGTTATTCTCTTCTAGCCAAACGCCTATTGACTTGATAATTTGACGGTCGAAGAAGGGCTTACCAGATGCAATAAAGCATGATATATCATCTTCAGGATATTCTTGCATGAATTTTTCTTTAAGCGACGCTTGCTTAGATCTTCTCCAGGCTAGTTGTCCAAGAGTAAGATTATGAACATTGATCATGCTTTGTTCATCTTTGCTTAATGAATCCTTGATATACTCTTCTTCAGCTTGCTCTAGAGCAAAGTGATATTCTGGATGGTCAAACCATCGATAGAAATGAGGATAGGCAATCTGATTGAGTTTGCGATCTACTTCTGACATCTTTTTGGCAATCAAATAATCATCATGGAAATGATTATATCCATTCGCAGTAGTTTCGTAAATAATGACGCCATTATCTTTAGGAACAGTTTCTAATAGCGATGGGAGAAGCTCTTCCGGTTTTTCCCAGAAGGCATATTCGCTAGCATGCAAAAGATTTATTGTCGTTCCCCGCCCGAACCCGACTGATCCTGCTGTACCAATGAAGATCTTGCTGCCAATATCTTCAAATACTATTTCTCGTTTTGAGGAGTACTTTTTGAGTGGCTTGATTTCTTCTGGCAATTTATCGTACATCAGCTTGGTGATTTCAAAAATTCTAGCGGTTGATTCGGCATCGTGAGCAATAATAGCTGCGACAGTGTTGGGGACAAGAATACATTCTGTAAGAAAGAGAGCACAAACGAGAGTGGTAAATCCTAATTGGCGGGGTTTCAAGATGATATGCCGGCGAACGCCTTTAGCATTCATTTCGGTATATTTTTTATAGAATATTTCCTGAATCGGATTGAAAACAAAAGGAACAATATATCTATCTTTATCTTTAATACTGATTACTGATTCTATGAAAAATTTATGATCAGTTAAAAATCTTTGAATTAATTTTTCTTGTTCTTCATTTTTTGGAATTATCATTGCATTTTCTTTCTTTTTTTGCCTAAATGAGCTTGTCTTATTTTTTCTCTAGTTTCGTTAGACACAGGTTTCCCATATAGCGGATGCTTTTCTCCTGAAAATAATCCTTTATGCGCGTTTGACAATCTCTGTTTATATTCTTTATTTTGCCATCGTTTTTTCAAATTTTCTGACATTTTCTTTCGTTGTTCTTCGGTTCTTATGCTTCCTTTGGCATTTACATTTCCGATATGAGATGCACTAATTTTTTTTCTAGCTTCGGTCGTTTGTTTAAATCCTTTTATTGCTTCATTTTTTCTTTTTTGATACTCTTTGTTTTTATAAAAGGCCGCTCCTGAAGTGTTTTCCCCAGCTTGCGGACAAATGTTATATTCGGGCTTTAAAGTATCTAAATAATATTGTTCTCTTTCAATCAATTTTGATTTGTCTAGAACTTCTTCTATGATTTCAAACTTGAAGTTTTCTTCACCATATTTATTCCACGCATTTTGAAGATAATCTGAATGGTGATTTCCTCTATTTAGGCTACGGCTATGATCTTTCCACCTCTTATAAATATTTACAGAGCTTCCTACGTAGAAATTTCCGTTTGACGTATTCGTTATTTGATAAACTCCCGAGCTCATATCAATGCCAACTTTCGAGATAATTTTATGGGATCATGAACTTCATCTTCCCATATTATAATGCATCGCCATCCACACCTATTAAAACGACGCACTCGCCGCATCGTTTTGGCGAGGGATTCTTCTCTGTGCCAGTATAACCCGTACACTTCAATAACAACTCTCCGAGTTTTATTAATGAAGTCGGGTCTAAGGTTGTCGATCTTGAACGAGCCATCACCTGTGTACGAAAATGATGGGCCCAATATTTTCCATAGTTTCCGTTCCAGATTATTCGGCCCTGCCCTTCGGATGGGTCTTCTGTTAATTTGACTGAAAGCATTTCGTTTTTTGAGTCTTTCATATCCGTCATAATTTACTTCCCTCATCGCGATAAGCCGCGCTCATCTCTTTGACGCATAATAACTTGTGCGAGAGTAAGCGTGACGGGCTCACCACTGTTTGCTGCATCTTTTATGACGTTGCCAATGCTCGGAAACTGGGCTTTTTGTTCTTCTAGCAACCTTTGAGCATGTTCAAGCACTAAAGCAGCAGCGTTGAGTCGAACTCTATCTTCATCGGCAACTTGCATAAGTTGTGCTAAAGATAAAACTGCTTGATCAACTTGGCCAAGTATCTTCGAAAGGATATTGACTTTATGATCTTCGGCTATTCGACGTTTGATGTCAATGAAGTCTTGAGACAAAACAATCTGCTTATATTTTTTGGCGTCAATTTCTAGTGCACTACAGATATCTTCTTTCTTACTCCCAGAATATTGTAGGGCTGCAGTTTGCTCGCACAAATTGGCAAACTGCTCATCTTCAACTACATCTGGCAGACTCTGATCTTGATATTTAGTTATTAATGATACTTCTGGGTGAGATTCTACAACGGCATCTTTTTCAAGCACTGCTCGATTTAATTCATTTAATGTTGATTGGACATTACGAATATTATCATTTTCTATTTTTCTATCATTATTCCCCATTTTATATACCCTTATTATCTATACCGTTATAATGAAATCATATGAAATTGTTTTTAATATTCTGTCTTTACGTTTAAAGAATGTTGAAACCATTATACTGCCATTTCGATGTCCGAGATCTTGGTTGATCGAAAATAGTTCTAGAACTCGATATTTTGTCGACAAATGCTAAATTAGTCAAAAAACTCAATAAAATGAGCGAAATTCGACTAATATAGTAAATGAATAAATAAATTGCGAGGTGAATATGTCTCCTAAAGAAATTCCCGTTCAGCTTATAGATACGGTGCAAAGAGTTGAAAGAGCAACAACATTTTTAGTTCATTTCAATGATTTACTAGAAGGGCGATTAGATCCATTTGAACGAAGTTTTTTCAAGTTAGTTATCGACGAATATATTTCCATTTTTGCGGAATTGAACAAGAATAAACAAAGAGGTAAATAATGACAGATTCGAAGACGTTCGATGATATTTTTCAATTCTATACTGATAATATCGAATTTGTCGAAGGTGAACTGAATAAAGCCGAATTTCAAAATTCCAATTTTGACCCCTCAAAGGCGACTGGAAGATTTATTCAAGGTTAT